TAATATCAGCGCGTCGGGCACAATCTCGGGGGCCGCCCTCAGCTCGTCGGGCACGATCTCGACGGGGGGCACGGTTCAGGGAGGATACATTCACAGCACGGGAAACGTGCAGGCCGACAACGCGGTGACCTCGCCGACTATGACGGCGACGGGGACGATCCAGGGCGCGTTCGTCCACAGCACCGGGAATGTGGTGGCCGACGTCGATGTCGGTTGTCGCGACCTGAACGCGGGACGCAACGTCAACGCCACGGCCGGCACCGTGACGGCGGCGCAGTTGACGAGCACCGGCAATGCGAACATCGCCGGGACCTGCACGGCGGCGCATTTTGTCGGCAATTTCAGCGTTGAATATACGGTCGCGGGCTTGCCGGCGCCGACCGCGGCATTGCGCGGAACCAGGGCGCACGTCGTGGACGTGGGCCTCTCCAGCCGAAATTTTATGGACCCTGTTACCACGGGCGGCGGGAGCTTCGTCATGCCGGTTTTCTGCACCGGAACGCAATGGGTCTTTGCCTGACCGGCCATGTCGCTCCTGAATGACTGGCGGTTTCTGTCACGCGATCCCCAGACGGGCGCGGTCGAGCATTACCGATACGACGCCGACAGCGACCGCTGCATCATCCGCCGCACGGTCGACCACGAGCCGCTCCTCGAGGCGAACAAGCGGCTGGCGTCAGAGTGGGACGGCTGGAACCGCGACCGCTCGATGCGCCTCGCGGCGCGGATCACGCCGGAGATCCAGCTCGAGTGGTTCCAGAAGCATGGCGTGCGCGCCTGGGACAAGAACCACAAGGCGGCGGTGCGCCGGCTCCTGAACAGCAACGAGTACCGCTACCTGCGGATCGGACACTTTATTATCTGAGGCCGCCATGGCGCTGGACAGCTATGCGAACCTACAGGCCACGGTGCTCGACTGGCTCGCCCGCCCGGGCGACCCGCTGGTGGCGCCTGCGGTCCCCGACATGATCCTGATGTTCGAGGAGGAGGCGCGCGACCGGTTGCAGACCCGCTTTACCGAGAAGACCGTGACGTTGACGCCGGAGCCCGGCAGCAGCACGGTCCCCTTGCCGCTCGATTATTGCGAATTGCGCGAAATGTGGATCGACACGGCAAACGGGCGGAACGTCTTTACCTACCAGACGCCGCGTAATCTCGACGAGAATTTCTACTTCCTGTCGAAGGTGCCGGGCGCCTTCACGATCGAGGGTCTGAACCTGCGCTTTATCGGCGATCTCGGCACCGCGGCGACGTTCTCCGGCGGCAGTTCCACCGTGACGCTGACGCCAAACGCGACTACGACGATCATCTCCGACAGCCGCATCGGCCCCAGCACGCTTGTTGGGCTGATGCCGCTGACCAGCACCGCAGCTGCCGCCGAGCCTTCGATCTGGGTCGATCCGGAGGCCGGCGAGGCGACAATCCACCACGCCAACAGCCCAAACGCCGATCAGGACTTTTCCTACACGATTGGCGGCGTTTTGGTCCTGGCCGGATCGTCTGGTTCCATCGTGGTGCCGGCGCCGCTCAACCTCCTCTATTTCTCCGGCCTGCCGGCGCTGAGCGGCACGGTCTCGACCAACTGGCTCCTGGCGCAGTACCCCTCGGCCTACCTCTGGGGCACGCTCAGCTACGCCGCGCCCTATATCGGCGACGACCCGCGCCTGCCGATCTGGCTGACCGCGCGCGACAACGTTATCGAACGCATCCGCCTCGCCGACCGCCGCGCCAAGTTCCCCCACGGTCTGATGATCCAGACCGACGTCAGGAACCCGTGATGGCAATCCTCCCCTTTGGCGAATGGCTGCCGGATGGGCCGGCCTTTGGCAACCCCGGCACTGTCACCGCCCTCAATGTCGTGCCGCGCTCGGTGCGCTCCTATACCGCGATGCTGTCGCCGGTGCCGCATTCGGCGGCGCTGCCCTCGCAGGTGCGCGGGTCGTATGGGTATCGCGATGGCGGCGGCCACGTCCTTAACTTCGCCGCGACGCTTCAGCGCATTTATCTGCAGCAGACCGGCGGCGCTGACTTTAACACCGACGTCAGCGGCGCGGGCGCGCCCTATAACACCGAGGCCGATCGCTGGTGGTCGATGACGTCGTTTGGCAAGCGGATCATCGCGACCAATTACGACGATCCGATCCAAACCTATCTCGCCGGGACCGATAGCGTCTTCAGCGACCTCTCGGCCTCGGCGCCGCGCGCCCGCTACTGCGCGGTCATCCGCGACTTCCTGATGGTCGCCAATGTCGACGACGTCGTCGATGGCGTCGTGCCGTACCGGCTGGCTTGGCCGGCGATCGGCGACCCGACAAACTGGCCGACGCCGGGGACGAACGCGGCGATCGAGCTGCAGTCGGACTATCAGGACCTTGTGCAGACCGACCTCGGCTCGATCACGGGTCTCGTCGGAGGGCACCTTTCGGCGGCCGATGGGGCGGCGTTCTGCGAGCGCGGGATCTACCGCATCCAATATGCCGGCAGCCCGAAGATCTTTGATTTCGCGGTCGCCGAGGGGTCAGCCGGCACCGACGCGCCGCTGTCGATCGTCGCCCGTCGCCTGCCGTCCGATAGCGGCGGCATCCGGTCGGTCGTCTACTATTTCGGGTCGGACGGGTTCTATGCGTTCGACGGCGCCGGCTCGACCGCGATCGGCGCGCAGAAGATCGACCGGACGTTTCTTGCCGACCTCGACATGGCGCATCTGCGCGATGTCGCGGGCACCTGGGACCCCCTGAGGAAGCTCATTCTGTGGGTTTATCACGGCACAGGGAACAACGGTCTCTACAACCGCATGCTGATTTTTAACTGGGAGCTGGCGCGCTGGAGCCTCGTCGACCTGACGGCGACGCCGCTCGAATGGCTCGAGAGCACGACCTACAGCACAGCCGGCTATACGCTCGACCAGCTCGACCCGTTTGGCAATCTCGAGCAGCTGAAGTTCAGCCTCGATAGTCTGGCTTGGACGAACGCCAACCCGATAATTGGCTGGTTTGACGCCAACCACGTCCAGGTTTTCCCGACCGGGCCGAGCATGCCCGCGATGATCGAGACGACCGAGGCGCAATTATTTCCCGATCGGCGCACGCGCGTCACGGGAGCGCGCCCCCTGCACGACGCTATCGTGCCGGCCTCAGTCGCCGTAGGCGTCCGCGAGACGATCCGGCAGTCGGTCGTGTTCCAGGCCGCGGTGCCGGAGAACATCCTCGGCAACTGCCCGCAGCGTTGCACCGGGCGCTACGTCCGTTTCCGGATGAACCTGCCTGCGGGCGCGAATTTTCACAACCTGCAGGGCATTGACGCCGCGGCGCGGCCGGAGGGCATCCGCTGATGGGGCAGGCGATCCTCGCCCGCCCGCCCGCTACACCGCTCGTCCCCGCTGATGTCGGCAATGTCCGCGTCACGCTGGTGCGCTTCACCAGCGCCCTCAATCAGGTGCTGCGCGGCGGGATCGCGGCGACGCTCGAGGTGACGCTCGCGCCGGGCGACACGACCAGCGTTTTTCAGGACAGCCGGATCGGTCGCTACACCTACATCGGGCTGATGCCGACGACCGTCAGCGCCCTCGCCGCGCTGCCATCCATCTGGATCGTGCCGACCAGGGGCGGGGCGACAATCCATCATGCCAGCAGCAGTTCTACCGATCAGACATTCGTCGCCTGTCTCCTGGGCTGAGGGCGACGTCACGATCGACCTGCCGCCATTGGACGAGGTCGCGCGCTGCTGGCCGATCCTCGAGCCGATCTTGAAGCGCGCCACCGACCGGTGCCGGGGCTACGAGCCCGTGGATGTCCTGCAGCTCGTGATGGTAGGTCAGATGAACCTTTTCGTCGTCCGTGTCGGCGGCAGGATCGCCGCGCTCGCGGTGACCCAGGTCCACCAGTTCCCGCGCTGCCGTGTCCTCGAGGTGCCGTTCGTCGCCGGCACGGGTCTGACGCGCTGGTGGCGCCCGCTCCTCGCCGCATTGGACGCCCAGGCCGAGATGCTCGACTGCGCCGATCTGGCCGGCTGGGACCGCAAGGGCTGGGCGCGTTACGGGTTTGAGGTCAGCGGCGTCACCCTGGTGCGGCGGTTGAAGGGCTGAGGCTTCCCCGAGTTTTGAGCCGGCAACACGTCGCGTGACCCGCGGCGCCTGAAGGACTGTGCCCATGTCCAAATCGACGCCCTCTACCAGCACGACGGTCCAGAGCAACCCGCTCGCCCAAGCGCAGCAGCCGTTTCTGCAGGGGCTGTGGACCGGCGGCGCGTCGAATGCGGGGGTCCTGCCGGGCAGCCAGCCGCTCGGCCAGGACCTGCTCAACCAGATGATCGCCTACGGGCAGAACCAGTTTACCAACACCTCCGGGCCGGCCAGCGGCACGATGCCGGGCGCGCTCAACTATGTGCAGCAGATCCTCTCCGGCCAGTATCCCCAGGCGAACATGCCAGCCGGGCAGCAGCTGGGCGCCCTCGGCGACATCGGCCAAAATGCCCAGGCGGCCGGAACGAGTTACGGAGACCAGCTCGCCCGGGCCGCCTATGGCGTTCCCGGCGCCGTCGCACCTTATCAACAGAGCCTCTCTGATCTTGCGACGGGGGCAAGGAGTGCGGCCAGCAATTATGCCGGCGGTCTGGCCGGCGCGGCGCAACAGGCCCCCGGCGCGGTTGCCCCCGCCGTTGCCGGCCTCAATTCGCTGGCCGGCCAGTATTCGCCGCTCTCCGGTATCGGCTATGGGCTCGGCGGCTCACTCCAAGGCATGGGCCAGGGCGCCGTCGGCGCGGGACAAGGCGCACTCGGCGCGCTCGGAGGGCTTGCGCCGTCCGGCATGAATGTGGCGAACCCCGCGGTGAGCGGGCTCTATGCCAACGCCGGCATGGGGATCGCCGGCAACCCGATCTTTGACAGCCTGCGCGGGATGGCGTCGGGTCAGTATGTCGACCCGCGCACCAACCCGGCCCTTGCCGGCACGATCCAGGCCGCGACGCAGCCGCTGGTCAACCAGTATCAGACGGCGATCGCACCCCAGCTCGACAGCGGGTTCGAGGCGGGCGGGCGCTATGGCTCGGGCGCCGCGTTAAACGCCCGCGGGCAGGCGCAGTACGGTCTGGGGCAGGCGCTCAGCGGCGCCACCTCGAATATCGTCAACAACGCCTACAACACCGGTCTCAACAGCATGCTCGGGGCGGGTCAGGCGCTGGGCAGCGCCTACAACACCGGCGTCGGCAACGTATCGAATGCGCTCTCCCAGGCGGGCGGGCTCGGGCAGGCTGGCGTCGGCCTCGCCGGCAATCTGTTGAACCAGGGCTATGGCGCGCTCAATCAGGCCTACGGCACGGGTGGCCAGCTGACCGGGCAGGCCGGCAGCACGATCGGCAACCTCGTCAATACCGGGCTCAGCGGCGCCGGCAATCTCCTCAACCAGGGCGGCCAACTCGGCCTCAGCGGGCTGCAGGCGCTGATGTCGGGCCTCGGCGCCGCCGGCAATCTGTCGAACCAGGGCTACCAGACGGCCGGCAACCTGACAAACCAAGCGGGCCAGCTCGGGCTCGGCGGCCAGAATGCCCTCCTGTCTGGCCTCGCCGCCGGTGCCGGGGCCACAAATCAGGGCTACGGGACCGCCGCCAACGCATTCGGGCAGGCCGGCAACTTGGCGAATACCGGCGCCCTCAATCTCGGCGGCATCGCCCAGATGTCGCCCGATCTGGCCAACTTCCCGCTGTCGCAGCTCTCGGCCGGATACAACGCCGGCTGGCTGCCGCTGCAGAATTTCGCCAGCCTTCTCGGCCAGCCGATCGGCGGCAATACGTCGAGCACGACGACGCAGCAGATGAGCCAGAATGTCGGGTCGCAGATCCTCAGCGGCATCACCGGTCTGGGGTCGATCGCCAAGCTATTTTTTTAGGAGGCGGCGATGGCGCTCTTTGACGACGCGCTGATGCCCTTTGGCTACTCGGGTCTGACGCCGGATCAGATCGCGCAGGTCCAGAGCCAGGGCTATTTTATGAACCCCGACGCGACGCAGGCCTCGCCTCAGCAGCAGTCCGGCACCGGGCCCGCGGTCGACGCCTCCGGCACCCCGCAAAACGCCGCCGGGCTCGGTCAGGCGACCGGGCTCGACCCCAAGACGCTGGCCTCGCTCGGGCTGATAGATCAGCCCGAGAAATCGCTCTGGGACAAGCTGGCGGCGGGGCTGGGCGGGCAAGACTTTAAGGACCTGCAGAAAACCGTGGCGGGGATGGGGGCGCAGCAGCAGCAGCTCGCGTTGCCGCCGGCGAGCCCGCCGCGCTACCCCCCGGCCCAGAACCCCTATTTTAACATCTACCGGCGCTCGCAGACCGATCCTAGGGCGGCCCTAAAGGCGCTCCTTGGCGGAGGGCTTTATTGATGGCAGATACGCCCGACACCGGCGGCGGTCTCCTCGGCTTCTTTGGCCGCGGGTACGACCCCGCCGCGGCCTATGGCGGTCTCCTCGCCGATCCGGCGACCAAGGACGCGATGCAGGCGCGCGCGCTGGCGGCGATGGCCAACGCCTTCGCCGAGGGCGGCATGCCGGTGCCGTACAAGGGCGGCATTCCGCTCCTCTCGACGATCGGCCGGGCCGGAGCGGCGGCCTATGGCGGCCAGGACGCGCTGATTAAGGCGCGGCTCGAGCAGGCGCAGGCGGCGCTCGCCGGAACCCAGGGCGATGTGGCGCGGCAGAACCTCGACTTCATGAAGGCGTACGTTAAGAGCCGACAGCAGGCGCTTGGGGGTGGGGACGCCAAGCCCGGCGGTCCATTATCGCTGCTTCAGGGCGCCGGGGGAACAGCGGCCCCGGGGGACGCTGGGGGGCCCGCCATCTCCACCGAGGCGGTGTCCACCGACCTGCCCAACGAGGCGCGCGCGTTCTTGGACACGGTCGCCGGCCCCGAGAGCAAGGGCGCCTACAATATCCGCTACACGCCGCAGGGCGGCGCGACGTTTGACAGCTTCGCCGATCATCCGCGCATCTACGAGCCGGGGCCAGACGGGAAAAGCAGCGCCGCCGGCCGCTATCAGATCGTCGCGTCGACCTTCGACCCGCTGGCGCAAAAATACGGATACAAGGATTTTAGCCCCCAGACGCAGGACCATGCGGCATGGCAGCTGGCGCAGGACACGTTCAAGGACAAGACCCGCGGGGATCTCCTGACGGCGCTGAGGGCGGGCAAGCTCGACGAGGTCCAGAAGGCGCTGCACGGCCAGTGGAAGACGCTCGACCTGGGGTCGTTCGGGGCAAACCTCGACAAATACACGCAGGCCGGCGCGGCTACGGTAGCAGCGCTTCCCGGCGGCCCAACAGCCGGCCTCCTTGCCCAGGTGCCGAATGTGGCCGAACGGATGGCGGCCCCGGACAATCCCGCGCCGCCGAGAGGCGGTCTCCTGGCCACCGCGCCGCCGGGGCCGCCCGCGGCGGTAGCTGCCGGAGGTCCGCCCGCGCCGCCGACAGGCGCGGGCGCCATGCGCAGTGCGGAGACGGCGATACCTGGAGCCTATTACGACAAGGCGCAGGGGCTGCGGGTTCCGGGGATGCCCGATTACGATCCCACGCGGGCCCCGACGCCCGTGACCCCTGTCCCGTCCATCCGCGGCGGCACCAACGGGATCGTCCCGCCGGGCGTGCCGGGGCCTCAAGGAGGCCTGTTGGACCCGCCCCCTGGTTTGGGGCCGCCCGGCGCAACCCCCGTCTCCACAGGCGCCGCAGCGCCTCCAGCGGCCGCTCCGCTGATGCCCGGGCGCCTCGGCCTTATTCACAACTCAATCGCCGGGCTGCTCGACCCCCGCGCCGCAGGT